AGGGCGCCGGCGACAACTCTGTTACCGCCGAATAGAGAAGTTGACGCGCCGACGGCTGCCGCTCCCGAGTTAACTACTTTTGTAACCCCCGTAATACTAGTGCTTGTGCCGTCAGATTGCGCTGCGGCGAACTTGGCATCTCCGACCGCATACCCCTCTAGCCAGTATGTCTCGCCACCCGATGCGCTTGGTTCTGGCTGAACGTAATATGCGGTCATGTTTTTGCCTTATTCGTCGGTTTTCAGCTCTTTTTTGAGCATGTCCATAAATGCGTTACGACCCACTCTAAGCTGATCTAAGTTAAACTCTGCGCTTCCTATTTTTTGATCCAGTGAACCCAAATGATTAATGCAAGCCTTTGCCTCGTCGCTGAGTTGGTCTTCTGTATATTCTATATCGTCAATCGTAATGACCTTTTTATCTTCAGTCATGTTGATCTCCTTTCTAAGTTAAGCAGCCCAAGGTTGCCCTGAGCCACTGGTGGGGTTTTTGTCTGCTTCAATCTGAGCAGCAATAGCCGCTTCAGTGTCTTCTTTGGATACCGATCCTTGCACCCAAGCAATGCAATTTGCTTCAGTTACGCTGTCGTAGCTTATGAAACCGCTATCTGATGCATCTGGCTCATGGCCTGTTGTGCCGTAGCTGCTTGCTGAGTGATCGCCATCAACGCCAGTGCAGCGCCAGTGGATAGTCGTGATGCCACCGTCACTGAGGTTACGTTCTACGGTGGGGATCGTCCAAGTGTATGTGATAGACATTATGGTGTCTCCTGTTCTGCTAAGTGTGCGGCATAAGCTGCTTTAACTGCGTCTGTGTGAACTGCATTGCAGATTGCTTGCACCTCTGCACTTTCGCCTGAGATGTCTGCGTCTGGTGCTACGACATGGCGGTGGTAGCCACGGCTGATCTCTGTGCCATCCTTCTTAATGACCGTAGCTGTACGCACCTGAACGAATTTATGCTCAGACACGATCTCTATTTTGTCTTCTACTGTTTCTTCTGTTAGTGCCATCGTTTATCTCCTATATGGCTGTGGACTGACTACCCTGTGATCCAACAGGGGTGGTTATGGTACAATGTATGAAAAGTTAAAATAAATCTCATCACCATTTGCGGGTGTAATGTTGTTATTAAATGAATTAGTAAGGTCTAGTGTAACAACATTTGAATTGTCACTTACCTGACCAGATACGAATTTACGATGAGCGCCAGTTCCTGCTGAAGCGTCATAATAATTTACGACAAAACCAGACCTTTTTTCATCTGATGCTCCTGATGCAGAAGTAAAAGGTAAAGTAAACGTCATTCCTCCTACAGGAGAAGATACAGAATCAATGCGTGGATTACCTGTAATAGTCACAAGTCTCCCTATTTTTGTGTAACTAAAGCGATCAAAAGAAGTACTTAAGGTTACTGAACCTGATGTACTCATAGTGACAGTTGGTTCGTGAAATCCCTCCTCATAGTCATCCAACTTATTAGCCGACCCAGTGCCGCCAAGGTATACACCGCCAGAGAGGTAGAGGTCTTTGAAGAGGGTATTATTCATTCCAAGGTCTACCTGAGAGCTGTTTCTATATAAAACACCCTGACCTCGAGTTGGAACAAGTGCATAGTCAAGTATGCCAATACCAGCATCCTGACCTGCCAAGGTAATTTCAGTATTTGTGGAAGTCCCAATACTCCCCACAGTGGAGCCGTCTTTGCGTAGATTAAGTATTTCACCATCAGATGATTTACGATTTAAACGTAAAGCTTCAGCACCATCTACTGAAAAGTTACCTTCACCAGAAGCATCAATAGAAGCACCAACAACATCTGCACCTGTAGGATTTGCATTTGAAGTTCCCACAAGCAAGTTACCGCTACTATCTATGCGCATACGTTCTGTGTCTGTTGTAAAAAAGCGCAACTGACCGCTGTTTGCGCTTCCTGCGTCTGCCGAAAGCACAAGGGAGCTATCTGATGCGCTATAAAGTCGGTGATAAACACTGGTGTTTTGCGCATCAATCATTTTAATCATATTAGATGATGCTTGAATTGTTATTGGGTGGTCTGGACTTGTTGTCCCAATGCCAACATTACCGCTGCTGTCTATGCGCATACGTTCTGTGTTGGCAGTCAGAAGTGATACTATCCCAGATGAGGTTGGCGACATAAATATTGCAGTATTTACAGAAGTATCGGAAGTTAAGTAGTTACCAGAAGCATCAGAATAGGTGTAAAGATAATTCGTGCCGTTACCAAAACGAGCACTTATTCCGTTACTGCCTCTGTTTACGTCAAGTTTATAAGATGGCGAACTCGTGCCAATGCCAACATTGCCGCTGCTGTCTATGCGCATGGCTTCTGCTAAAGTACCGCCAGAATTTGAAGCGTTTGTATAAAAAGCTAAATGAGAACCGTTAAGCGAATACATACCACCTCTACGGATAGCATCAGTACCTAAATCAATTCCACTAAAGTTAGTTCCAGTAGCAGCAATTGAAATTAAACCTCCGCTAGTGCTTTTAACACCTAAAACATTAGCTGTACCCGCTGTTGAAAAGTGGTTGGCTGTAGATGATCCAATCCCAACATTACCGCTGCTGTCGATGCGGAGTCTCTCCGACAACGTATTATTAAATGCTGTAGAAAACGTTAACGCTGTACCATAAGACCAATTAGTTCCTGTCACATTATCAGTAACACTTTGTATTCGGCCTCTTGTCAACTCTGAAGAAGAAGCATCATCAGACCTAAAGTCTATAGATCCAATAACGTCATCTACTGCCCAAGAACCACCAGAAAACGCATTAGTAATTGTTAATGTAGTTCCGTTGGTTTGATCTGATTTAGATATTTCAAGCGTACTTATTGGGGCTGAGTCTCCAATACCAACAGATCCATCAGAGGTTATGCGGAGTCTCTCAGAGCCACCAACATTAATCCTAGCATACTCTCCTGCTGAATGAGTATCACCCGTAATTTGCATAAAACTTCTTTGTGATCCATCTCCTGCAACTACAATATATCCTGCGCTATTTCCGTTGAGATAAACCCCATTGGTTGAGCTATAGCTTGAAAGAGATTTGTCAGTGGAAAACAAACCTGTGTTATAATCAAGAACTACGCCATCAGCCGTGACATTGCCAGTTACGTCTATACCTGTGGAGGTTGTTGTCAATTTTATGCTAGCATTATGGTAGAGATCAACTTGCGCCCCATCTATAGCTCTTATAATATTAGCAGTATTTCCTGAGTTTATTAGGTAAAAATCAGTGGCATTTATCATTAACGACCCAGAGCCACTATCTACGATTTTACTGTTAAACCCATCATGGTAAATCTGTAGGTCAGACCCTGCTCCAAAGATAGCTTTGTTATTGTCACCAAAAGACAAGTTACCCGTCATAGTTCCGCCTGATAGCTCCAACTTATCGGTATTTAAGTTGGTAAAGTTTGCGTCAACTTCGGCGTGGGTGAGCGGAGAACCCTTACCGGAACGAGTAACAATAGTTGCCATGTCTTAATCCAATCTTATTTTAAGATTTCCTGCGCTAATTCTGAAAATATCGCCAGATGCGATTGTTTTGGGTAAAGCCGTCGTAAAGTCGCTAGGATCTGTCAGCTCCGCATACGCAAGCAAGTTGCCGCCGGTTAGCGCGTCATAAACGCCGGCGTATGTAACCGTACCCCATGTAGCGGTTGCAGTCGGAAACTCTACCGCAGACCCCGTAGTCGCCTCGGTTGGCGAAGTTCCGCTAACTGTAAACGTTACAGTCTTGCGCGCATATGATCCTCCAGACACTTCCGTTCCGGCTGCGCTGTCTGACGATGCTGACGTGTGAAGACCCACATACAAAGTTGTGGGAGCAGTGTAGGCGTTTCCGCCAAATACGTGGTCAAGGATTTTATCCTCTAAGTAGTCTGTAAAACTCATTTTTAACTCCTATGCTATAGCGCGTGGGCGCATCCTTAAACTTGACGAGCCGACGCGTGACCTCTCGTCTTGGATTTTGAGCGCCTCAACGCCCTGACGATACAAACCCTGCCATACTGGTATTCTCGTATCGTCGTTCAAATATGGAGCCGCCTGTAGTAACGACCCATACAAGTATATATCAGGAGCAGCCAACAAAAGCCAGTTGTCAGTATTGCTATCTGATAATGCAGGAACTTTTGAATAGTACATAAGTTCTCCGGCATATATCGCGTCGGGGGTTGGCACAACTTCTATCTGCGTCCCAACATTTGTAAAGAATTTTGGCTTACCCGAAGCCGTGTAGTTTATTTGCTCCTCAGATGCCTGATCCGGTGTTACAAACAATAAATTAGCAATTGGGCTCGTGTTTAATTGAAATCGTATTGTCTCAATCCAATCTGACGGCTTTAAAAAATATTTAGTGTCTACATCTGCCGTGGCACGCTTTACCATCCGGTGGTCGCGTATGTCTCTGTTTATCTGAGCTTCAGACAGTGATATAAAAGTCGGTATGACTGACGTTAAATCATCCCTGAGTAGCCAGTCTGCAATTGAAGACTTCAGCGTTGAGTAGCTTGTAATGCTCATAATGTGCCGGCCCTTGTCCTAAATACTCGGTTGTTGCCATCGTTTAGCCATTTACGCATCGCCTTCGGGTCATCTGCAATCCCTTGGCGCTTCAGCTCATAGTACACCGAAAGAGGTAACGACGCCACCTTATTAACGTCTCTGTATCTATTAGGTGTCTCTTTGTACTCGTTTTTATTTCTTTCGGCAATTGCGGAGACATCTTGTTTTGTCTCAACGACATACTCGCCCTTATCGGTTACGTGCCAATACTTTGTTATTCCGGTTGTCGGGTCTTGGCTAAATATACGCTTCATTTTTAACTCCAAGTAAATGGGGCGACTAATGCCGCCCCAAATATATTATGATGTTGCTAGGTCAAAAGATCCTGCATGAGCTGCCTCATTAAGAACTTTTAAACCAAATTCGCAAAGAATCATTCTTTTTTCTGCGTCACCGGTTTTGGCAAGTTCTACCTGTTGGATCGGACGTAAGTAACATACTGATGCATACTCTGGGTCGAGCATGAACGCATCTCTGTCTCTTTGAAACCTGTTACAAACCACATTTAGAGTTCCAAAATCTGACATATATACGTCTGCCGTTCCAACGATTGTTGTCGGGCTGTCGCTTGGAGCCTGATAACGCTGAGCAGCAATACCGGCAAAGCCTGATACGACTGTCTTGTTATGTGGCCCAACCATCAAGATGCTTGGCTGACCGCCGGCTGTAAACGCAGCCTGCATTGCAGTTTTAAGTTTTGCCTCGGTAAATGCAGCTTGCGTACCGTCTGTACGAGCGTCACTACCGTCACCAGTTGGTGATGCACCACCTGACCCAAAGTTGTCGTTGGTAGCAATCCAAGCACCAAGACCTGCGGTCTCACGAGCTGTGGAAGCGTTACCGGCCACTTGAGCGTTATTGTCGGTTAAAACTGCCTCGACATCACGGCGTAATTCCTTACCGCGCTTAGCCAACTGATAACTTAACTCATCGTTTCTGCCGGCTAAATCTTGCGCTGCTAGGTTGTCAGCGACAATAGTTGTACGACGCAAAATGTGCGTATAGTTACCAACTCTAGTGGTTGCTGCCGTAGCATCGAAAGATCCTACATCATCCCCATCGATTTGAGCTGTTTTGGAAGTTGCCGCCAAAGCGTCAGTCTGCCACTCAAAATAAGTATTGGATACATTTTCTGACCCAACGTTACTTTGAAAAGGCACCTCTTCGGGCGAAATTGAGCTGATTATGTCAGCCAACGATTCACGTATACCTTTAGCTGAAAAGGACGTGAAAGTATTTGTTACAATAGCCATTATAAATCTCCTATAGTAAGGCTCTTATTGCTTGAGCCGCGTCTTGGACACGGCCGGATTGTTTTGCGTTCTGAATCGCTTTTTGTGCATCTGACTTAGGTCTAGGCTGTGACGCTTTGGTGCCGCTCTTTAATGTCTTGGCGCGTGCTTTTTTCGGCTTGGCCTTTGCCGCAGTAACTCGCGTTTCTCCTCGATCATATAGCATGGCTTTCCTTGCTAACTTCACAAGCGTGGCATTTGTCAAACCGCCAATGTCCTGCTCGGTAAATCCTTCGCCAAGTAGAAAGTCCCGTATCTGGGTTGCTTCCTGCGCCGCAACTTTACTGTCGCGCCACTCGGGTATGACTTCCGGCAGTATTTCGCGTTGCTGAGAAACGTACTGCTCCTGCATTTGCTGCACCTTTTGTTGTTGCAACGCCTGCAATCGCTGTTGCTCGGCTTGGACGGCTTGCATCTGAGCTTCACGCTCGTCTTGCTGCTTCCGCCACTGACGTTCTGCCTTCGCTGCCATCGTGGGGTCTGTGTCGTACAGTGTATCCCAATCCGGCTCCTGCTCCTTCTGCTCAAGCCGTTGCTGCAAAGCAGGCAACATCTGAGCATATTGTGCACGTTCACGCTCGATTTCGGAGTATTGTGCTTCTAGCGTTTTACGCTGTTCCGCCAATTCCTGCGTCTTACGTGTGTAATCTCTCTGCCTTAGATTAGCTGCTTTCAGCTCTTCAACGGTTATCTCTTCACCATCGACCTCTACTATGGCCCCTAGTATATCGAAGGATTCGTCTTCCGAACTTTCTGCATCTTCCTCGACTTCGAGCTCCTCCTCAGATCCTTCGACAACTGAATTATCTTCCTCAGTTGCCTCCATCTCCTCGGAGGCTTCAGCCTCCTCCACTACTTCTTCAGTGGTTTCGGCCTCAAGCGCATCAGTTGCCGCAGCGTTATCCTCTTCGGGCGCAAGCATGGCTCTGATTGCATTTTGAGCACTGTACAGGTCAGTCCCTTGTGGGTTGCTGTTTTCTGCCATCTCATTAACTCCATATTATGGGCTTATTTT